TGTAATAAAGAAGTATCAGCCATATTATACTACACTTAAATTTGAATTTCCTGAGTTAACTCTAGTGTCTCTCATATAATCTGCTCTAGAAGCGTAATCGTTTTTTAATAATTTTAATTTTTTTTTATAATCTGAATCTGCTATTTGTGCATGCTGTGCATCTGATCTTAACATATATGTGTAATACCTACATCTATCCACAACTAATGGACCAAATCTATCTGGTAATCCCATTGTATCACCATGTGCTGATAAGTCTGTATGAGTTGTAAAATACTCATAACTAATTAAATAATCATTTTTATCAGGTATAGGAGTTAAGCCAAAAGAACTATAGTCTGGTTTTCTATACACATATTGTGGCATACCATAGTGACCACTATTATTTTGTGAATCTTGTTCTTTAAATCTTTGCATGTAATCATCATAAGATACAAAGCTTAACTTTCTAGTTGCTATTTCTGATCTTGATATTCTTACATAATCTACATCTAGGTTAGTAGCTGTAGTTGTATTGTTTAGTGTAACAAATGTTGTCTGTGCAGTAGCAGTAAATTCTACATCTAATATTTCACCTGCATTAAAATCAGTTACTTTTACTGTTGTGTTTAAATTTTGTGTTCCTTCTGCAGCTGTTCCTACTTGTACTTTTAAAGAAGCACCTGTACCATTTGAATCTAATACTCTTACTTGTAATTTATAAGTTTTATTTACTACAGTTGAGAATGATTGATGTGCTGCAAAATCATTTAATCTTAGTCTGCCATTACCACCACTATTATAAGCTGCACTTCCTGAACCTGCTATTGTAGTCCAACTAGTTATATTAGAAGTAAACTCACCATTAGTAAGTAATTCATTTGGCTTTAAAAAAAAAGACTCAAAATCCACTCTACGCATATCCGATGGGAATGCATATTCACCGTCTCCAGTGTGAGTAATTTGAGTCGTTGTTGCGTGCAGTAAAGGTATCTCTACACTTTCATTGTAAACATCATGAACAGATTTATTAATAAAATCCTTAACAGCAGTTTGTATACCCCTACTACTAGAAAAATTAGCCGAAGTTAATTCAACTTCATTTAATTCTCTAAGTACTCTGTTGGATAATACTAGGTAAGTAGTTGTCATAGATTAATTTTTGCTTTGTTTATTAAGTAGTTTTATAAATAAATTTACTTCTTTTACTTTAATCTCTTTAGACTTATTACTATAAAATTTATTTTTATCATAACTATCTTTTGTCATATCTATTCCTCTGTTGTATTGTTATCTTCTGCAAACTGTTCACATCTGATTAATAATCTTTTAATCCTAGACTGTGCTTCATCTAATTGCTGTTTTAAATCATCAATCTGCTTTTTTAATGCAGTATGGTCAGATTTGTATTCAGAAATTATTTCAAGAAGCTGATGTCTTTTCTGATATTGCATGAAGCATTGAAGTTATTTTATCTAATTTGTTAGATTGTTCTTCAGCTTTGTCTTCTAAATTTTGTATTCTATTCTTAGTATTTAAGTCTATGCCACCATTTAATAAAGTAGTTTTTTGCCCTGAGTTAGTAGCTCTTCCATTTATATAAGATTTAGTTAACATATTATGTGTAACCCCAGAATATTTTTTAGGTTTTTTTATTATTTCTTTAGTAATCATACTATTTCCTATATTTATATTATTTTTATGAGGAGGGTTTTTAATTAAAGGGGGATATAAATACCCCCCCTTAAGTTGTCTATCTATCTACTAGTTATGATCTGTCTCATCAATACCTGATACATCACATAGTACTGCCCATACTCTAATTAGACCAACAGTGGATTGTGCTCCACCTGTTAATATGTCAAGAGTATCTGCACTAGCAACAACAAGATTAGCTGTCGCTGTAAGCACACTGTATCCTGTACCATTACCATCACCATCAACAAAGTTGTCAACGTCTCCACCTGTTATACCTAAGTCCATAGTAACTGAACTTGATAACGCAGTAATTACTTCAATTCCTGCTTGCATAATAAGTGTTTCTGCAGGGATATCAAGTGCTTGAATGATATCTCCTGATGCTGGGTTAAACGTATCTACGTCAATTGTATTTTCTACTAAGTAAGGTGTTCTACCATTAGACGGATGCCCTGTAGTACCACCAACTCCTGTTTTATCGAAAGTTGCCATAATATATTTCTCCTATCTATGATTAACCTATTGTTATTACGCCAGAGAATACTGCTTCTGTTCTTAGAACTTTTCTTCCAAAAACGTGTAATCCTCTAACTATGTCTGAAAATGAATCAGGATCTCTGATAAGTTCCGTTTTCGCAATATGGTTTGCAGTTGCTACTGCACCTTGGTGACCATAAAGGAAAGCGTACTCGTTAGAGCCTGCTGATCCAAATGTTTTATTCGCTGCTGATCCGCTTGATACAGCTATTGAATTAGTAGTATACATTTTAAAACCAAATAAAGGTCTATCTGTAATCATACCATTTCTCATAGCTGAAGCTGATCCGTCTGCCATAACAGATTGATCAACGACTTTAGCACCTGCTTTTCTAAGTTGTTGATAGAAAGCTGGTGGTGCAACGAACCATCTATTTTCTTCTGGTACATCGTTACCATCAAGAACTGTTTTAGCTGCTGACATAATATCTGTTAATGTGTCAACTGCTGCATCACCATCAATAGGTGTACCGTCTGTTCCTGTATTACCTACTGAAGTACTTGCTCCAGCGTATATTGCTTTTAATACATTAAAGTCGTAGTTCTTTTTAAGTGCATAAGCACCTGAAGAAGTTGCAAGAGCTTCAAAGTTTACATGTGATTGTCTTTCTTCGATGTCATCTACTTTAAACGCAAAGTACGAACCTTGGTCGACAGTCAATTGAATTTGATCGTCTGCAAGTGTTTCTGTGTTTACTGTTTGACCTCTAGCGTAGTCGTTCACTGTAATTGAAGGTTCTTTGATTATATTTACTGTGTCGCCAAAATTTTCAATTTCTCCAGCATAATCAGTGTTTGTAATATCTTCTACAACTGATGCTCTTCTGAAAAATTTTTGAACCTTTTGACTATAAATTGCTGGTGCCCAGTTACCTGATGGTAAATTCTGATAGCCAGTTGCTTTTCCCATTGTTGCCATAATGTTTGCCTGTGGTTATAGTTGTTAGTTTAAGGTTGAATCCTACCTTCTCTTGATGCTTCATCGATTTCAGCTTCAAACTTTGCAAACGTTCTTCTATCCATCTTACCAATCTCAGAGTTAGACCAGATTTTCTTTGTGGGAATATCTGATTCTGTAGCTTTACTAGTTTTTGTTATAGCCTTAGCTGCTTCTTTCTTAACAGCTGTTCCCTGTTTCTTATTAAGTGTACTAGTACCTTTATCCATCTTATAAAGATCGATTGCTCTCCCAGCTAATTGTGCATTAGATGTATTTTCATACAACCAACTTTGAATAACTGGATCTTGCTTACTAGCCCACTCATGAAATTCATCTTTCTTACGAATCTCAGTAAAGTCAGGATGTACTCTTAACAATTCTACTTCTGCTTTCTCTTTACTAACTTGTTCCTGTTGAGCTTGCAGATTTTGGTATTTCTCCTCCATCTCTTTTGCTCTAGTATCAGCCTTTGTCATAGCTATAGTTTCAACCATATCATAAACATCAGGATACTCCTGTCTCCAAGCTTCTAATTCATCCTTGGATTTAGGTGGAACAAAGTCTTTAGTAGACGTTTCCAATTGCGTTCTTAAAGTTCTAACTTCATCTTTGTGCTTAAACAAAGTAGAATCATAGTGTTTTTTTAAATCGTCATAACGTTTCTTAAAAACACGATCTTCTGCATTTTCAGGGCGTTCAGTTGAAGGAGTAGCATCGGTATCCGAGCTTGCAATTTCTTCAGATGTTTCTGTGTCCTTTTGAACGGTTGCTGCTTCTGCTTTATCTTGATTAAATTTATTTAATTCACCTTTAGCAAATGCCTCAGTTTCGGGATCACTTTCGTCATCTCTATTTTTCTGATACATTGATTTACTAGATGGTTTCTTAAATAGTTTATCTTTTTTCGTTTCAACTTCTTCTGAAGCTGTAACTACTTTTTCATTTTCCATTATTTTTTCCTCTTGGGTTGAGTGCCTTATGGATAAGGGTAGCTCTAAACTGTTTCCATATTTTGTGGGCTAGCCATTAAACCTGCTTGTTCAGTAGGCTGACTAGGTGGCACATTGTTTGTTTCCATCGGTTGACCCATAGTTGCTGTAACTTCCGTAAGGAAACTATTTACAGCTTCTTGTGGATCAGTAACACCATATTTCTGTATAGCAAAACTGCTAATAGCAGATAGTGGTAGTACTACATTAGGTTCATTAGGTCCTATTTTTTCCATTACTGGAGAAAATTCTGGAACTATTTTACCTAATGCTATCTTAACAGATGGAGATAAAATAGCACTTATGGCTGCTCTATCTTCAGCTGTTAAAGTTTTAAATCTTTCTGCAAGAACAACTTCAGTTTCAGTAGCATCTGGAAATTGTTCTCTTAAAGATAATTCTGTATTGTTTGATTCCTGCTCTACTGGTGCTTGCTCTACTGGTTCTTGTTTTGCT